TACCATTAACGCACTTCTAACGAAATTAAGTTCCTCGACTTCCTTTTCAACCCGGATAAGAGAAAACACAAAATAGATAGCATCATACAAATCATAAGCAAGGTCACACCGCTTTTTCTTTTCCTCATCGGTGATCTCCATTGTCGAAAAGAACCTCTGAAGCTGATTGAGTTCGTCAAATTTCATTTCATTCCTTTACAACGTCTATCTCTTCTGTAGTTTCCGGCTGTTGTTCCGTGACTTCCTCGGGATATAGGATTTCAAACCGCTTGCGGCTTTCTATTGCCACCTGTTCAGGATCAGCGAAGAACCCAACAGACTTGATAGCCCTTTCAGGATATATACCGCTTTCAAGCAGGATCTTCATGGTTTCCGCTTTGGTCAACATATTATCCATCTTTGACCGGGAAATCTTGATCTCAACATCCGATATGTTAAGGGTTGTTTGATTTTTAACCCGCATCATATAGAGGATGATACGCAAAAATTCTTTCTCGGCTTTCTTAAAGGACGGTTCGGACAGTTCCGCTCTCTTTTCACTGTCCAGATAGCCGTTTCGGAGACTTACCGCTCCCTGTGTGTCACCGCCCGTATTTCCTTCACGGTTTGCTATGCCCTGAATGACAAGCAACTTGTTAAACAGGTCATCGATTGCCACCTGACTTTCACTCTGATTAAGTTCAGATGACATAATATCTACATCAGCCTTGTTCTCACCGTTATTTGACTTGACGATAAATGCCCCGCTCTGCCGCAGTTCCGCAAACTTTTCGGAATCCATTTCACAGTTGACAAACTTGATAAACGATTGAACAAACTGTGCAATACCGTCCTGTCGGTCTGATGACATCTCATTTATTGCATCTGACAAGGAAATCGTGATCTCAATGTCTGAAATCCTGTTCTCATTGTTCGGATATTCGATGACCGGGATTGCTAAAAAGCCGTTATTTGCCTTGTCGATGATCTTGTTTGCTAAAATCTGATAACAAGTGTCACGGGTATAGACAAAATAGACCGTCCTGTTTTTCTCGTCCTTTGTGATCTGAATTGAAAATGCAGGAAGGTTGTTTGAGTAGTAGACTACACACGTCAGCCTCGGGTCTAAAACATCTATTCTGAAGTCTGTCTCATCAAGGATAGTTGAACGTCCGTCATCCTTTGATATGAACCTATATGACGTACCACAGATAGACCTCCAACGCGCAAGACATATGTCTGAATACGCCTTGTCCTCGTTCTCCATAATTGCATTAAGGTCGGAAATTTCTCTTGATTTTGTCTCGTCCGTACCCCGAAGAACGTACTGTATCGGTTCACTCGCTATGTCGGCTGTCTTTGTTTCGACAATAAAATAAGCCGTGTTTTGCACGACTTTGTTGTTGATCTCGGGTCTGACTTGCTTTGTCCTATAAAGAACGGGCTGATTGCCCATATAGTAATTATATAAATAGTCAATCTCTTCTGCGTTCTGTCTGTGCTTTGTCAAGGCTTTTGACAGTTCTTTTACCACGTTTTCTTCAGTGATCTTTTTCGCGTTGGTATAGATGACCTCACGCCCGAATGAATTGTGACACACCTCATTGAAAGGTTTGCTGTTACGTTTAATATCTTTCATCTTCTCACCAAAAAAGGCACGATAAATCGCGCCTCTAGATAACACTTCATTCTGCTACATAGCAAAGTTAGCCTGTGCCGTCAAGTATTTTTTTTATCGCTTTTCCGTTTCTTTTTTTTACCTTGTCTATCGACAGCCCCATGATCTGTGCTATTTCACTCAATGACTTGTATTCAATGTAGTGTAAACACAGTATTTCCTGCCATTCCTCATTCTTCAGGCTCATTATCTCTTCCATTACCTGATGTTTGCGGTCGGCATACTTATCAATCAACTTGTCGAGCTTCTTTTCTTCCACAATGATCTTACAAGTCAATGATGCTATCCTGTCACTGTGAGAAGATTGCACTACTACACCTATCGGCGCACTTAATGAGGTCAACGCCGCCCGTAGTTCGTCAATATGCTCCTGTTTCCTCTGGATTTTGTGATTAAGTTCTCTTAAATCATCGTACATACTATACCCTCATTTGATAACCTTTCCTGAATCTCGCATAGTCTCCTTGCCATTTCTGCCCCGACCTCCCTTAAATTGATAAACTCACTCGGGTCAATGCTCAATATATCTTCTCTTGTTAATTCTCCCCTGTGTCTATGCAGAGCATACAGAAGTCTGCGATAAACCTTTAAGTCAATCAGGTTATAAGGATCGAGTAATAAAGATTCCATGTTCTCCTTCTGTTTTACTAACCACTTGCTCTTACAATACAGTTGTTGAACTCTTGCTCCCGTCACTCCCATTTCAGACCCGATATCCCTAAAAGACATTCCGCTATCGTGCATTTCTGCCACTTTTAAGCATCTATTCAAAGTATCTTCAGTCATACTTTACCTCCTAAACGGGTTCAATATCACGTCAATAGTGCCGTTCCTCTGCCGCTCGTACACCCTTCCGACTTGTGCCAAATTATCCGGCGCATCATCGTACTTGTTCTTACCGACAGACGTATATATGAAGGTATGGTTTAGCGCTGTTTGGTACTGCCCCGACCGCGTGTATGTGGTTGATTTTGCCGTTTCGTCTATAAAATAGATGTTTGACTTTACCCAATCCGAATACCCGATGATCTTTTCCTCTTTGCTCATTCCCTCCGGCGCGGCAAATGATGTCATCTTGCATCTGAAGTAGTTTGCTTCATGCAGTGCTTTCGTCAGTTCGTCATCAAACACACGGCCTATGCCGTTTCGCTCGTAGTGGACTTCGGATATGTTGTGAAATTTGATCTTTGCTACAAGTTCGGGTATTGTCTTGCCCTTCGTTTCTTTGGAATATACCCAATCAATAGCGTATTTCTTCTTGCCATCGGCTATGATTATCATAGACAGATAATCGCCGCCGCCGACAGCAGGATCAAGTATGCCGATAACCTTATTGACCGTTTCGGTTATCTCTCCCGGGAAATACTTGCACTCGGACGGTTTATACAAGATACCCTCACGCACAAACGGGGCTTGCTGATATTTTGCCATCCATTCGGGTTCATCCAGACGTTCGCGCATATCCCGGTAGTATTCAGTCGTGAATCCGTTCACAGGATAGTTGAAATTGCTTTCGTCATTGTCATTAAGTGCCGGGATTTTTCTGAAACGATATAACGGATCATCAGCATATAACTGTTCAAGCCTATAAAGCGGGTCATAAACGTTCCACAACGTACCTACCATTAGTTCACACGCGCCCGCAAAGTTAAAACAGAGGTCTATATCAAAACCTAAATCGAGTATCTCTGGTTGCGGATTGTAACCTGATTTACGGTCAACCATTTTGTTTAAGTATTCCTGCCATGTGTTCTCCATACGAATAGGTGACAGTGAGTGTTCACGATCTCGTACTAGGTCATCAACATAAAGCACTCCATCCCATGAAACGTCTACCGCACCTGTCCATGTCGCATCTATTGATCGACAAGTGATCGTTGAAAACCTGTCCGGCTTGCCTAAATTGATAGTCAAGTCCTCCGCTGACTTGTCCAAGATGACTTTTCGCTCTTTCTCATGCCAGAACTTGTAGATTTCACCAAAACGGTACTCCGCAGACTCAAACAGGTTCATAAGTTCCTTGTAAAATCCCTTCGTCAGGACACCTGAATGACCGCCCATAGCTGAATGACTGTTAGGCCGCCGCAGACCCGTCCACGACAAAAAGAAAATACACAGAGTGGACTTCCCGACTCGCGGTGGAAGAGAAACGCCCAAAAACTTAATCACGCGGTTCGACAAGTCCTGCAAATCCTCTACCACTATATAAAGTGTGTCTTTCCTCGGCAGATAAAACCTCTTCGACGGTGTTCTGTCACGCTCCATGTAAAATATGAAACACTCAAGATCCCAAAACGACCTCAACAGGCAAAGATCGTAAAATCCATCAAGCAAATATGACTGCATACCCCAAATCTGCTGTTCCATATGCCATATGTCCTTGAAGTTCGCTTTCTTTACCGTGGTTTCTATCTTCTCTATCGCACTTTTCGCTAAATCACGCCCATATCTGTATTCGTTTAGTTGGAATATCGCAAAGGTCGCATACTTTACATAGGCATCCGTTAAATCCTCATCCAGATACCCTAACTCGTCATAGCGGTTATTAAGTTGCACAACTAAATTATCTAGGTCTTTCAGACTCGCCATATATTGACCTCAAAGAATTGTACCTTACCGTGTCTGCGTACTGCTGTTCCCGCGTGATGTCTGTCCTCTGAAACGGACACTTCCCACGGTACGCCTCCGTTAGCGCACTACACTTCCCATTTACATTAGCAAAACAGTCCTTGTCACATCTGCGTTTCATTCCCTCTCCCTTCGCGTTAGCGAATCGCGATTTTTGATTTTTACCCCGAAAATAGCAATAATT